CAGATTTTTTAGTTTCTCCAGCTTCAACAGTTACATCGCTGCTTTCAAAATTTTCGATAGCACGAATAGATTCTAATTGTCTATGATGAGTGATTACATCATTCCAAAGCGAAATGCGTCCGCTTTCATCATTTGGGATGATTCCAAGATATCTAGTGTTAAAAATAAAAGCGATGTCATTTGCGACTTGATCCAAAACTCTTATTGTCTGGTTAGATTTGAAATCATCACCTTTTTCAGCTGTCGTAGTTGTAAGTGTGTTGATGTCTTCTAACACGCGTGCATTACCATCTACATTGTGAAAAATGAATTTGCCAGCTGTCAAAGCAGCTTCAAGCTCTGATTGTGTGTAATCAGTATTGACAGTGTATTCACCATCGTAAAGTCTGTTTGTATTAGATTTATTAATTTCACATCCAGCACTTGCACCTGTTACCCAATAAACTAAATCAGCCGCCGTATTATTTTCAACTGAAATAACACCCTCAAAATCAGCCGTTGTATATTTGTGAAGTACGCATTGAAATTTAACACCTTGTTCATCTCTCATGCGTTTGCAAAATGCAGTGAACAGAGCTTTTACATCGCTTGAAGTGCTAACGGCACCGATTGTATTGAATGAATAAGCTTCGATTTTGTCTAAGAAATCACTGTAACTTTGAGTTGTTACTGTTGCATTTGCGCCGCTTGAAAGCGATACCGTCTCAGCTTCTAAAGATACAGAGGCAAGCCAATCAACAAAATCATTGTTTGCCAATAAGCTTGTTGTTGCATCATCACCGTCTACATTTTGCGAATCCATTACAACGTTATCAAGTAATGTTTTTACGTTGTAGCCGGTTGTATTTGCGCCATCTGTAATAGCTGTTACAACAACTTTTAAATTATTTCCGCGTGTGCCTGCGTATTTAGCAGTTGCATATTTACAAGTTGCTTTTGTGCCGGTGCCTAACCGATAAGCGTAAAGCGTTTTAGCATTCAAAAACAAATCTCTTAACCCTTTCATGTTTTCATGCGTGTAATCATAGCCAAACAGAGTTAAAGAGTTTTTAGTGAAATCTTCAGCCGTAACAGTAAAAACTTTTCCTTCAACGCCCCAGTTTAATTCTAAAGGCATTGCAGCATATCCGCGCTCGCCTAAAGTTGCGCTTGCACGTTTAGCAGAAACAAAATTTATATAACTACCGGGTAAAATTTTATTTTGAGTTACCCAGGTTCCTCCGCCTAATGCCATTTACATCATTCTCCTTTCAACTTTTTTTCAATAATTTTTTTCGCGTCTGCGATTGAATAAGTTTTGTCCTTTTCTAAAAAAGCATTGACAACGTCTGCTTTCCAAAGTCCGCAGTTTACCAATGCTTCACGTGTATATTTGATTTCTTTCTTTGTTTCTTTCTTTTCATCGTTCATTTTATTTCACCTCTTGTTTTCAAGGTTTCCATTTTTTCTTCTGGTTCAATCGTTTTTATCAAAATTAGGTTGTAACTCACAAAAAAATGCAACACATCATCGACAATTTCATAATGCATCCCTAATCCACGCACTAAATCATTGTCTACGCTGATATATTCAAGTGCGTCATATAAAATATCAGCTACACGCCTAAAATCATTTTTAGGCTCGTTTTCGTTGGTGAAAAAGTGGATATCAAATAAATTTTCTAATCGATAGCGTCTTGAAACTATTTGCTGCATGCTGGATTGCAAAAGCTCAACATAAAAACAAGGGGGATTGAGAAATTGCTCGACGTTTTCGGTGTAGATTTTATAATCCAATCCAAACGTCTCAAAAAGTTTTTGGCTGATGCCCGTTATTATTTTATTTTCCAAATCTCAATACCTCCCTAATTGTTTCTTCCGCTTTTTGCTTGGCATAACTATCAGCAATTCTTTTTATTTCGTTTACTGATTTTTCAAGCATATGTCGCCCTTGCACAAAACCGATGGTTTGACCGTTGCGTACGATTCGATGCCCATATTCGACATAAGGCGCATACTCTATATCGTTATAAACAACTCTTTCGTAACCATGCGGAATTTTAAATCCTTTGCTTTTCCAGTCACGGCGCAATGTCCCGCCTACTTTATGAGCACTTTTAGGATATTTGCCAACCGGCGTTTTTTGTTTTGTGGCTTTAACTAATTTACTAGCCAATCCATCTGCAACATTTTTGCAAGTTTTCTCTTGTATTTTCTTATCCAGCTGTTTCAATCTTTTTTGAAAGGCTACTAGCTGTGAAAAATTAAAGCTCATAAAATCACCGCCTTAAGCCCATTTCTTAAACAACTCAAGCGATATTTCTTGATGGTGTGTGTGAACTGCAGGCTCACCGCTTTGTTTATACGCTGTGGTTTTACCGTTTTGCGTAACTGTTATTTTGCAGCCCGCGGGAATACTAACATCCGGCGCCAAAAACAATTTTATCGACTGCGTAATGCTAGCAGCTACGTTTTCATCTGTTGGTCTTGATGATGAAAAAGACAGTCTACAAGGGATGTTAGAAAATATATCCACGTCTTCAAAATGTGTTTGTTTTGAGACTGAGTCAATATATTGCCTGTGCTCGGTTACGGTGCAGCGGCCTATATATAAACTCTCTATAGCATTTTTGACGGTTACCATGCAAGCCTCCGGAATTTGTATAAATTACTTTTGCTGCTAAGCAATGAATTTATCAAAACATCCGCTTTTTGCGCTGCGTTTTGGCTGCTGCTGTCAAAGCTTACGCTTGTATCGCCTTCAGAAATCGATTTGACATCCGCGGTATTTATATCAATACCGTTCAAAATCAAGTTGCCCGCAGATTTTTTGTCCTGCAAAAATTCACCACAAACCATATCAATAGCAATATAAACCGCCGCGTCTGGCAGAGCGTCTATATTGCAAAAATTCAAGATGTCGCTTTCAATTTTTCCAATCAAAAAGCCCAGCGTTAAATTATCACCGGGCTTTAATACATAACCTAATCCTTCGAGCCGATTTATTACTTGTGTTTCGTTAAATTGCATAAAAACCGCCTCATTTCGTTTCTTTTTTCTTTGCTTTTGGCTTCTCTTCCACTGGTTTTTCTATTTCTTTTTTAGGAGTTACAACTGATTCATAAAGATTGCTTTTTTCAAGCTCATCTATTCTATCTTGATTTATTACTTCCCATTCAACACCTGTTTCAAGGTTTCTAAATATCATTTAGATCACATCCTCAATTGCAAAAATTGTACCTGTTGCAGCCGATGGATTTACATATAATTTTTCGCCTTCTTGCTTAAAATAAGCACTTTCAAGGTTTCCTATTACATGAGTTTCACTCTTTGGAATGGATATAGCCAAATCACTAAATCCCGGTGCGCCCTTGATTGTGATTGTTATTGGATCACTGGCATCTGAATTTGCAACTACTAAGCAAACGTTGTCGTTTTTGTAATCCAAATACATATCATTTGTTGCATCCAAAGATGTTGCTGTTACTTTTTTATTTGTTTTAAACGCGTCCAAAGTTACTTTCCCAATTTCAGTTCTTGCCATCTTACATCACGCTCCTTTGATTATATTAAACTTGAAGGTCTAGATACAGTTAAAACGGCTAATGCGTCCGGTCTAACTACTTTTGCACCGTAAACATGTAAACCTTTAACAGCATCTGCAAAACGTAATTCAGGTCTGTAAGCTTGAACTTCAACAATTTGCTCTGCGTAAGAAATAGTTTGGTCATAACCAGCCATAACTTTAAATTTCTCACTACCAGATGAACCAGTATAAGCTACGTTATTTGAAACAATAACTGAAAATCCGGTTGCCTTTCCTACTTCACCATTTCTTAAAACGTTGTCTGCCGCACTTGTACCAGCCTGAACAAAACGATTATCAAGCAATAATAAAGCGTGATACCATGCAGGTACTACAACCCAGCGACTAGCTTTTGGCACGTTTGCTTCATCAAGCTTAACGCCTAATTTTACGAGTGTATTATAAGCATCTGTTGCAGCGCTAAATACTGTTGGAGATGCATCTGAACCGATTAAATTTGCAGAAACTGCTTCAGTGTACAAGCTAGCTATATATTGGTCTGTTACATCTGCCAAACCGTAAGCAGCTTCACGCATTGCACCTTCCATTACTTTCGGATTTTGCTGTGCTTTGTCTACGTCATCGATTTGGAAATTGAAATACTTAGCTTGATTTATGAGTAAAATTCTTTGTGCGTCTGTTAATGTTTCAGCTGCACTGATATTTGTATTTTTAGTGTATGAACCAATGGTTACTTGACCGATTGAATTAATTTTTACTTGATCTCCATAACCTTTGATTTCACCTTCATAATTTCTATTGCAAACACCTACGTACACATGATTTTTTTGCAAGTTTTCTAAGAGTCTTGCGCTCCATACCTCTGGAATAAAATTATTTAATGACATACTTTTTTCCTCCCTAATTTTAAAAAATTATTTTTTAATAGTCCCTTCTTTAAGGGCTACAGAAATCACATCCCAGTTTTTATTTATCCAATCAGGATTGTTTTTGTTGGCATCGAACGCAGCTTGATCGACAAATCCAAACGTCTTTGAATTTTGAGTAGCCGGCGTTATGCCTTGCATTTTGTTTTGAGTTGCTGCAGATTCAAATAAGAATTTTGTGTCATCTGCTTCAGTTAGTTTTTTTATCTCATCAGATAAACCACTAACATTTCCTTGTTCATCAATTTTCGCTGTCTTCAAAAACTCTGATAGCAAAGGCATAATCACTTTGTTATTGCGTGATTTTGCGCTTGTCAGTGCTTTTTCAACGGCATTATTGATTTGAATCTGCTTGATTTCTTTTTGGTATTTGTCTGCAGATTCTTTGTTTGCTGCTTGCAAGCTTTCAATTTGCTTTTTCAAATCTTCGACATTGAGATTTGAAGTTTTGAGCTCTTCTAATTGCTTATCTCTCTCTTTGATATCATTTTTCAATTTTTCAATCTCAGTAGTTTGGGCTTTATATTTTTCAATGTCTTCCCCGTACTGATTCATGATTTGGTCAATGACATCACTTTCAAGATTTAAGCCTTTAAGAAATTCACGTTTCATTTTTTAAAACCCCCATTACGATTTTTTACGTCTTTTCTTGACTATGGTAAACAGTTTTACGCCGTGTTTAGGGCATAAAAAAAGAGCTTTCGCTCCTTATAAATTCGGCATTATATCTTTTATTGACTTCAAAAAATCCTTTGCTCGATTCATCATACTGTTTTCGTGTAAAAATGCAATTCCTAGTGGCGTTATTCTTGTGCTCGGTGTTATCTTTATACCCTTATTTCCCTTGTCTAATATAGGCACAAAGGTTACGCCTTCGATATAAACAGATTTGCTTAAATGCTCCAGAATATAAGTCCAGTAATCTAAATTAATTTTAAAGC